TATTAACCATTGGGTTAAATGTCTTCTTGCCATCACCGATAAGTGCAAAGAAAGCAGTGGGGGATTCAGAGGCAATCTCTTTCATCCGTTCCAGTGAGATACCCAAGTCTTCTGCCTTCTTTAGGACAGTCTTCTGTGCTTCGGTACCATACTGACGCTGCAACTCTTCGTCTACAAGACGGATGTTTTGAGTTACAGTGTTCTGCTTCTCACGCTCTGTGAGTGTCTTGTCTACAAGGCTCTTCAGGTCTTCCTCGCTTAGAGACGGTTGTGGTGTGCCATCCTTTTCAGCGCCAGCAGTATCATTATTGGGCAGAGACTGTTTCGCAGTGCTGGTATCTGCGGCCTTATTACGAATCTCTTGGAGAATCTTTTCTGCGTAGTCTTCCTTCTTCAGGTCTTCACGCATCTGGTTTAACTGATCCTCAAGTTCCTTGATGTATCGGTCAGCTTCAAGCTTACCTTTGGCAAGGACTTCGGGATCTTTCCAGTTATCTCCCTTAGCCTCTACGAGCTTAGCAACAAAAGACTCCGAAGGTTCGGTGGTCTGTGTGGTCTGCTCGGTCTCTTGAGGTTGGTTCGGTTGCCCGCTCTCAGAGAAAACACTCATGTGTTATTCCTTGTCTAGTTGTATAAGTTTAAGCAAGTCATCGAGACATTGGTTATACTCGTTGACTGCCACCTGTCTAAGTTCCCAATTAGGAACCTCGTAGTCACGAACAGCAGGCTTTTTCTTATACTCCTGTTCGAGAACTTCTCTCAACGCATCGAAGGCGAACCTGTAGGCCAACACTTCTTTCTTGCGTTGATCTTTATCCTTGTGTCCCTTGAGCCAGATAGTCTGCATTAGATACCCATCTGCTCCTTGATTGCAAGCTGCTCAGCGTTCAGCATCTCTGCTTCCTGTGCGGCCTGCTGAGTCTCAAGCTGTTCAGTGACCATGACGTTCTCACTGAAGAGAGTCTTCTCACCCAACTCCTCTGCGAGGATACGGGCAAACTCTTTGCCACTCATGTGTGCTGCAACGGAGGGGTCTTGCAGCTTGAGTTGGTAGAGTTGTTGTAGGTTCTGCACACGCCGTGCTCTCTCAGCAAAGTGCCGTGCACCGACAGGAACAATCTTACCCTTCGCCGTAATGTCGTCTCTCGTGATCTCACGGAAGAGAGCAAGGCCGCTGGAATCATCAGTCGTGCGGATAACGTCAGAGGTGTTCATGTTACGGCGAGAAATCTCAAGCATAGCGTTGAGGATCGGCTCAAGGAACACACGCTCGAAGTGAGCAGTCTTGTGTTCGAAGATACGGCTGGCTGCATTCTGCAGAGTCTGTACTTCGAAGGCAGTCTTCTCACCCGCAGTACGGATACCCATAGCCTGTCTCGGTGCACCAGCCATCTCCTCCATCTTGTCTTCGAGGAGACGAATCTGGAGGTCAGCCTGCAGTGCAGTGGCATCCGGTACGAGGTAGCCTACATCACCCTCTTCGCCTAAGTAGATGCGCGAGGCAGGTGCAAAGTCGAAGTCCTCTACGTCGCCCCTGATCTTCAGGATGGGGTAGGCGATCTGGTCAAACACGTCAGCCTTAAGGTTTTCCAGATGGTCAATACGATACTGCATCCCGACAAGGTTGTCAAGTGGACCCATAGCGTAGAGGTTATCCGGTCTCGGTCTCCAGCCTGCGTGGAAGATAGGGGAGTGGCCTAACCAGCTTCTTTCCGGTTCACTCGACACAAGGTACGCACGGTCAAAGATAGTCATGATACGTGAGGTGTGGTACTTGTCTGCCTCACGGTCGTAAATGTCGCCGTAGAAGGTCAGCACTTCTACGTAGTCAGACTCGTAGTACTGTTGGATCGAGGTGAACCCGTCTGCAATGTAACCATCAGCCTTAGCAAAGGTAGCATCAGAACCTCTAACCGCTGCCCGACCCCTCATCAGTCTGCTGAATGCAGCCTCGATGTTCTTGTCGGTGTCAGCCATCCGCTTCAGTTCACCTAATGTCTTGATCGAGCGGATGATCTTCGGTGTCTTCTCGAAGGTAGATGCCGTAGGATTGAAGCAGATATCAAAGGGCGAGATACGGACCAGTCGTGGCCCGATGTAGTTGGGTGTCAGACCTTCCTCTTCAAGGTAGGTGTAGTTCTCTTCCCACGTTACCGTAGCAAAGCAGTTGCCGTAGGTGATGTAGTCATAGATCAGAGTGGAAGCAGTGTTAACAAAGTCTGACTGGTTGACCTTGTTCTCTACGTAACCCTGAATAACATCACGTTTCTGCTTGGTGTTGCCCTCAGCATTGTCACCGTAGAACTTGAACCAGCTACGCTGAGGAAACAGAGTAGCGAAGTAGTTGGCATGGAGGTTGTCCATGATCTGCGTGAGCTTCGGCGTAGTGGTGCTGTTACTCCACGGCAACATAGCATTCTTAGTAGTCTTAGTATCCGTAGCGTAGAGGTAGTTGCGGAGTTCTTTCCACTCCTCCACCTTCTGCTCACGTAGGTTAGACCACTCACGCCACCGATCTGCGATCTCCGTAGCGACATGGTCAGGAGACAACATATGGTCGAGTTCGATGGTAGTACCAGCCATTCAGTTATCCTCTAAACCTGTTTCCTGCCCACACGATATTCTGGGTCTTTGTTCTGTTAGTCTGTCTAGCAGGCTTCACAGCCATGTCCACAGCGGATGCAAGGGCGTCCTTGATGTCATCATGAGGAGGGTTACGTGACATCAACTCTTCCTCAAGAGTCTGGATGTTACCGCCTCTGTAGTGCCAGATCTGAAGGTTGTCGTATCTCGGTTCAAGAATTGCAGAGATACGTTCTTCCTTGTTGCCCTGATGCTTGTTAGGTCTGAACTCATCCACTGAGAGGCTAAGACCGTGCTGCTTAATCAGTTCCTTGATCTGACGTACAATGGCCTGCTGAGCCACTGAGACTTCTGCTCTGATCTTCCTGAAGGACCACTTACTTACCAGATGGAAGATGTGGTCGAAGTAGTCAGAGATTCTGTCTGTCTTGAACCTGTCAATGTCGAGGACGTAGATGTTGTTGTCTGCGTCAATACCGACTACAACAATCGCAGTGTAGTCTGCTTTCTTGGACAGGCTGAATGCAAAGTCTACTGAGGCAAATACATTTAGTTTCTTGTCTCTGTAGAACCAGAAGCCGCTGTCCTGCTTGAGGTGCTTTCTGTCGTAGTACTGGAACTTGTCAGTACCGACAGGAATATTATCAGGATCAGAAGGATCATTGTAGTACTGCGCCCTAAACTGAGACTTGTCTAGATACTGCCCTCTCTTCTTAGCGAGGATCTGTCTGTCAAAGCCAAAGAACTTACCGTCTCTGCGCTGCTGACGGGGCCACAGGAACTCTCCTGTACCATCCCCTAAACTCTCTACGGCTCTCTCGAAGACCTCGTAGATATTGTCATCACCAGTCTTGTTACCCTCCTCATCGTACTGATCCTCAGTCATCTGCATGAGGTCGTTGTACAAGTCGATGGGATGGTAGCGAGTACCGACCACCCACTCCTTTGCGTTAGCACCCTCAATGGAGGAGAGGAGCGAGTACTGGCTTTTTACCTTCTGTCTACCTTCTCCGGTATAGGCATTCTCGTAGACAACCACGTCGTCAAGTACTGCAATGTCGCAGTGCATACCTGTAAGTGAAGTAGTAAGACCGCCAGTGAAAATAGAAGGGTCTCTAACATTCTCTTTCTTCCTCAGCGGGTGGTCAAGAGCAATCTCGCTGGTAGTCCACCGACTACGCTTTCCTTCTTCGGCCTGTACGTGCTGGGGCCAGTAGCGTCTGTAGACTTCAGAGGTCAGGATACCCTTGATGAAGCCTAACTGTTTCTCTGCAAGGTTAGCAGTAGCTGAGATGTATAGAATACGTAGAGTAGGATCTTTGGTTAGTTCCCATGCTACACGATATGCAATTAGACGAGACTTACCATGGTCACGAGGGAATAGAAGAAGCTGATGAGTTTTATGATCAGACCTAGTCCACCAGTTACACACATCCTCATGGCATTGACCTAAG